ATTTGAGTAAAGCTCAAATTAGCAAATTAATAAGTATTGGTGAAACATCAGCTGAATTATTTATTCATCGTCGAAATAAATTGATAAGTTTAAATGGTCCATTGCCTCGAAATTTATTTATTCCAAATGATTCATTAAAATATAGAAATTTAACTAATTTATCTAACAATTTGCTAACTTATTGCCCTATTTTTCAAACTAATCCTGATAATTTTTGTTTAAATCATGTTTCTGTTAAAACAGACCTTTAAATTAATCTAAATATTATTTAGATTAATTTAATTATTTATTTACCATCTCTTATTATAATTTCGGTTTCCACCTGCACATTCGTCACAGTCACATTGATCATCATTACTATATTTAGGCTTATTATATTTATCATCCTTTCCATCTATCGTACACTGAGGTGTGCATGCAAAATCTAATGCAAAATCAAATTCACATTTGGGTGTAGATTGTTGACTGTATTTAACAGTAGGACATACATCGAATGCTAATGATGCTTTATAATGACAACAAGTTTTATTGCAATCTATGACTGTCTCACCACATTTTTTTAAATCAACGCATTGAGGTTTGACTTCAAACATAATATCAATATCAAAATCACAATTTGGTTTACTTTTCTGAACACATCTAATGTTTGGTTTACATCCAATATCTAATCCAATTTCTCTTCCGCAACTGGTGATGCATTTATTATCAGGTTCACAATTATAATTAGGCATTTACTTTATTTTCAAAAAAAATTTTTTTTTAGAAATATTTGAAAATTTTTTTTGGTGTTTTAATTGTAAAAAATGTTTTATTTAAAAATTAATTATTATAAGAATATATATCAACAAGAGTATAATTTCCCAGATATTGGTGTAGTATTAATTGATGGATTATCCGGTGCTGGAAAATCAACTATATTAGATGCATTTTTATTTTTATTTCATAATACTAAAAATTATTCTAATAAAAATTATTCTACTCATACCACTCTTGTTGAATGCATATTCCCAGATAGTCTATTGATTAGACGAACTAAAAAACCAAATAGTTTAACCATCATTACTCCTGAATATACTCTGATAGATAATCAAGCTCAACAATATATTAATCAAACATATAATAATATAAATTTATGGATTTCTGGGTCGTATCTTCAACAAGGATCTGGTAATTTATTTTTAAATGGATCATCTACCGATAAATTATCTGTCCTTCAAGAATTATCTGTTTATCAGAATTATCAAAAATTTTATGATCATACTTCTAAATTACTGTCAGATCATCATCAATTACTCATTAAACTTAAATCTAAATTTGACGCTAATAATGAATTGTATCAACGACATCTTGCCAATTTACCCAGTACTGATAACTTATTGGATTATTCTATTTTATTCAATAAATATAATATAACGTCAATTGAACAATTACATATTGTTCTTCAATCAAAATATCAACAGAAAATTAATCAATTAAATCATAAAATTTTAACAGAATCTACACTTCATCAAATTACAGTACTCAATTTTTCAAGACGAACTCAATTGACTAATGAAATACAATTGTATAATTTTGATAAGTTAGTTGATCCAACTAACCAATTAAATGAAATTAATATAAATATTGATCAATGTACTAGAAATATAATAATATTGGAAGAATCTAAAAAATATAATAATTTAACAATACTAAAATCGGAATATATTTGTAAATTAAATAGTATTCCAGATGTGTGTACTGAATATAGCATCGACCAATTAAGGGATATTGAAAAAAAAAATAAATTAATTCCTGAACTAAAATTAAAATTAAAATTATATCAAGAAGCGATCCAGTGGGTTAAATGGAATACATTAAAAAAATATCAATTAAAATATAAATTATTGAATTATTATAATTATTCCAGAAAAAAATATATCAAAGATATTTTAGGTGAATATGTTGATGAATCAATTTTATATCAAAAAATATCACAATTAACTCTTCAAATATCGGGAAATCATCTAATATGTCCGTCATGTCAGAGTCATCTAATACTACATAATAATGTGTTAAGTTTATCAATATCGCCTCCAATTCAAGAATTAAAATATTCATTAAATATTATTAATTCATATCGTCCATTATTGAATGAATATCATAAAATTCCAATATCTACTACTATGACTGAGAAATCACCAGATTATTTTAAATCTGAACTTAATAAATTAAGTGAATATTCTGATGATTTAGAAACTATTAATATCCAAATAAATAGATTAATTAAGGACGAAATTGGTGAGACGGTGGAAGTAGTTGACAATGAATATGTCGACTGGACAGAAGATAAGTTGACTGTCCAAATTAATAATGTGATAGTATTAATTGATAAATATTCAATAAATATAAAGGTAGATTATGAAATGGAAATGAGTAAATATAATAACATGATGGACAGAAAAAGATTAATAGGAGAAATTTCAAAAGTAACAGTAGAGTTGGCAGGATTATCTAATCAATCATCAGATCAAAATTTAATATATTTAATAGACAAACTTAAAAATTTAAAAGAAACACAAGATAAATTGATAGATCAAATGAATAATTATATGGTAATTAAATCAAAATATTTGGATAAGATGGAAGAATTAAAATTAATATCAACAGATATTCCTAATGAAACTAAATTAAATCAATTAACTCAAAAATTACATAAAACTCAAAAATTATGGAATGATAAACAATATGAATTATCTATTCAAAAACAACTTCATTATGTTAATCAATTAAATGGTATATGTACTAAATTATATGATGAATATAACTATAATCAAAATATATATAATCAATTAAATAAAATAAAATCAGTGTTGATTAATAGTGAATATATTATATTATCAAATATATGTGATCAAATAAATATTCAAATAAATAATATTTTAAGTTTGTTATTTCAAGAACCAATATCAATTATGTTTCAAACACTCAAGTATGTTAAAAGTAGTCAAAAAATTAAACCAGAAATTAATTATGAAATTTTATATAAAGGAATATTATTCCATCATATTAATGATTTATCAGGAGGAGAAAAATCTCGAATTAATTTAGCATTAACTTTAGTGTTCAGTCAATTTTTAAAAAATCCATTCATCTGTATTGATGAATCTTTGTCCACGTTAGATATTGATACTAAACAAATAGCAATTGATACAATTAAACAATTGTGTCAACATAAATTAATTATTATTGTTGATCATAATGCTTCTGAATCTTGGTATGATCAATGCATCAATGTATCATAAATGTTGATTTAATATATTGGATGAAATATGGTTTTGACATATATCTAAAAGGGCGGTATATTTAATTCTAGTTTCATATAATAAATTTTTAAGATTTTGATTTTCAGTGATATATTTTTCATTTAGAGTAAGAATATCATTATATTGTTTATGAATATCAGGGGATATAGTTTTTTTTATATCATCTATTTCTTTTTTTAAATCGGATAATTCTAATTTTTGAATTTCTAATTTTGGTTTAGTAATTTTTTTGTAATATTCTTGATTATATATTTTTTTTGATAATTCTTTTTGTTTATATTTTTCAATATCTGTCATTTTTTAAGAATATTTTTAATTTTAAGAACTTTTTAAAATCTTATAAGAACTTTTTTAAGATTTTAAAAAGTTCTTATAAGATTTTAAAAGAATTGAATAAAATTTAAAAAATGATAAAATGAAATGGCATTTAGAATACCAATAACGTCATTAAGCACATATCAACAGAATCAAATAATCAAGGATTTAACATTTCATCAAAAAAACGTGAATAAGAAATATGCGCAAAAACCGAAAAAAATAGTATTTTATTCGAGTGAAGACAATGATATATTATTACCAATGTATTATGCGTCAAAATTATTCAAAATACCAGTAATAAATAAAATGAATAAATATCCAGAAATACCAGTATTCAAGTTTATTGGGAAATTAAGGGATTATCAGGAGGAGATAGTTAATTCAGCAATATTATTATTTAAAAAAAATGGTGGAGTTTTTTTAAATGTGTTTTGTGCGTTTGGAAAAACAGTAGTTGGATCATATTTTAGTGCAATGATAAACAAACAACATAAATTTATGACACTAATATTATATCCAAGAGTCATGATTGGGAAATCATGGATTGGGACATATAAAAAATTCACAGATGCGAAAATTCATGTTGTTGGTGAATATTTAGAGTATGATAAAGATACTCAAATAATTTTATGTATGAATAAACGAGTTTTGGATATACCAAAAAGTATTAGGAAAAAAATTGGATTATTAATCATAGATGAAGCAGATATGTTTTGTACAAATGGAAACGTAGCTGGTATTTTAAGTGTTGAACCGATGTATATTGTGATATTAACAGCAACATATGAGAGAGATGATGGATTTCATGTAATGTTGGATCAGTTAGTGGGAACCGAAAAAATAACAAAAATATCAAATAAACCATTTTTTATATTAAAATTAGAAACAAAATTTTGGGTAGAACCAGATCAAGGAAAACATGATATAATTTGGAATTCTGTAATTGAAAAATTAGATAATATTGAAGAACGTAATAAATTAATTATTGATATTGTCTTGAATAATCTAGATCAGAAAATTTTAATTTTAACTAAACATAAACTTCACGCTATTAATTTATATACTAAATTAAAACCTTTATTGAATGAACATATGTTAGGAATATCATTAATTATTGGAAACATAAATGAATATGTTGATGGACAAGTAATTATAGGAACATTCTCCAAAATTGGTGTTGGATTTGATGAATCAGAAACATGTATTGATTGGAAAGGTATCCGTTTGAATATGTTAATTTTAGCATCAACTACTAGAAAAATTGAACAATTCGCTGGACGAGTTTTACGATCAGATGTTCCTGTAATTATTGATATTGTTGATAATATGTCATATATGCAAAATCATTGGAAATTAAGATCTAAATATTATCTCCCTAGAAATGGATTCACCTATAAAATTAAAAAAAAAATTATTTGGAAAAATTTATTACCTAGATTATTATCTACTTATAAAACTGATACACCCATCCAAACCCCCGATTTTTTACATTCTCACAATTCAATCTCTTCATATTTATTCAATAAATCTACTTTACATCTCCCCCCACCCATTCCAGAGATCACTTCATCTACATCACATCTCCATCCACCCATTCTAGATATCACTTCATCTACTTTACATCTCCCCCCACCCATTCCAGAGATCACTTCATCTACATCACATCTCCATCCATTTATTCTAGATATCACTTCATCTACTTTACATCTCCCCCCACCCATTCCAGAGATCACTTCATCTACATCACATCTCCCTCCACCCATTTTAGATATCACTTCATCTACTTTACATCTCCCCCCACCCATTCCAGAGATCACTTCATCTACATCACATCTCCATCCACCCATTCTAGATATCACTTCATCTACTTTACATTTTCAGCATCCTATTCTAAATATCAATTCATCTACTTTACAAATCCCACCACCCATTCCAGATATCACTTTATCTACTTTACATTTTCAGCATCTTATTCTAAATATCAATTCATCTACTTTACAAATCCCACCACCCATTCTAGATATCACTTCATCTACTTTACAAATCCCACCACCCATTCCAGATATCACTTCATCTACTTTACATTTTCAGCATCCTATTCTAAATATCAATATATCTGATTTACAGATCCCACTACCTATTCTAAATATCAATATATCTGATTTACATGTTCCGCCACCCATTCTAGATATAACTTCATCAACGTTACATTTTCAGCATCCCATTATAGATATCAATATATCTGATTTACATGTTCCGCCACCCATTCTAGATATAACTTCATCAACGTTACATTTTCAGCATCCCATTATAGATATCAATATATCTGATTTACAAATCTCACTACCTATTCCAGATATCAATATATCTGATTTACAGGTTCCACCACCTATTTAAGACATAAATATATCTGATTTACAGCTTCCACTATCCATTCAAGATATCTGATTTACATGTTCAACCACCCATTCAAGATATGTAAGTTCCATGTTTTATCACCTAGTGTAGATTTAAATTAAGTATAATTTAGATGATTAGGTGAGTGGTTAAAATGTCAGAGTAACAAGATTGTAGAAAAAAATGATTTGAAATGGACTGAAATTTTGAGAGAATGAAAATGAATGTTGAAGACTCGAATTTATATTTAGATTCAGGGAATGTGTTAAGTATAAATAATTATAATCAATATGGAACGCCAGTAGTGAAACATCAACCAGATATAGTAAAAACGATTCAAGGGTTAGATTTACCAGTGGATATAATAGGCAAGGCAATTGAAATATTTTATGAAATAAGTAATACGAGGACAGTTAAATCATTCAAGAATGATCGAAAATTGAGGTTAATATTTTATTGTATATTTATGGGGTATTATGAATTGGGACATATGGTAGATCCATATTATGTGACTAATTTAATAAACATGTCAAAGAACAGAATAGATAAAGCATTATTTGAATATTCAGATGAGGGAGTGATATTATTTAATCCAGAAGACTTGGTTGAATTTTTCATTAATCAATTCAATCAAGTAATAGTACATCATAAAATATATTATGATGTCCAAGAAGTAGTTATAGGAGTTAAAGAAATATTAAAAGTATGTCGATCAACTGAATCAGGGAAAGAATGGATAGAAAATAGTTCAGTCAGAAGTGTAACTATTTCGACGTTATATTTTTATTTGACTGATATATTAGGAATTAACATGAAAAATCAAATTACTTTATTCGAAAAAGCTTGCAATTTGTCATATGCATGCATCAGACGATATTGTGAACAAGTTTCTATGTATTATAATAATAATTAATTTGCATACATAATATTGGAGACACGTTGACTAAGATGATGTAAATTTCCAATAACTAATATATTAGGAATTAATTTGATTTTTCATATTAATTCATTAGACGATAATGTGAACAAGTTTCTATGTATTATAATATTGGAAACACTTTGACTAAGATGATATAAATTTTTGAGAATTGATATATTAGAAATTAATTTTATTTTTCATATTAATTCATTAGACGATATTATAATAATAATTAATTTGAACAGGTTTCATGCCATTCACTTGTCATAGGATTCATAATATTGGAGACACTTTAACAAAGATGATGTAAATTACTGATATATTAATTCATCAGAAAATATTATAATAATAATTAATTTGAACAGGTTTCATGCCATTCAGTTGCCATAGGATCCATAATATTGAAGACACTTTGACAAAGATGATGTAAATTACTGAGAACTGATATATTAATTCATCAGACAATATTATAATAATAATTAATTTGAACAGGTTTATGCCATAATATTGGAGACACTTTGACTAAGATGATGTAAATTACTGAGAACTGATATATTAATTCATCAGACGATATTATAATAATAATTAATTTGAACAGGTTTTATGGTATTCACTTGCCATAGGATCCATAATATTGGAGACACTTTAACAAAGATGATGTAAATTACTGATATATTAATTAATCAGAAAATATTATAATAATAATTAATTTGAACAGGTTTCATGCCATTCAGTTGCCATAGGATCCATAATATTGGAGACACTTTGACTAATATGATGTAAATTTCCGAGAACTGTATAAGTTTGATGAAAGTTATTCATTAAACGTTGTCTAAAATCTTTATGATATTTGAGTGTATCAACAATAGTGACATAAGTTTCTTGATGAGTTTTATCTAAATCATCAACACAAACATTACAAATTTGAGTGTATAATTTTTCAAATTGATGAAGATATGAATCATCTTGTAGAAATTTCAATAAGGTAGACAAGCCAGAAATTTGATCATGTAATTTATCTAAAACGGTAAATAATTCTTTTTGATGTTGATGCAAATGTTGTACTAAACATTCATATAGATCATGATTTATTTTATTAATATGACATTCTAATTTTTTTGGATGTTTGATAAAATGATTTAAACTCACTACTGGATATGGAACTAATGAATTTCCAAAATTTCCAAATGTATGATTTTTATGTCCATCTAATTTATATACTTCTTCTTGATATTTTACATGAGACTCTACTTGAGTTTCTATTGGTTTAGCTACACACATGGAATCATTACATAAAAAAGCTATACCAACTATCTCATCAGTATAATATCTTAATGAATCATTTAATGTTTCAATTGGGACGATTGAACCAGTAGTTAAATTTAATTTAAAATCATTAGATGACAAATTTTTGGGACATCCAATATTATTTTCTTCTAATTTCAACAAAAATCTATCACCTCGTCTAGTAATGGCAGACAAATAAATCATTTGATTATCATTATAAAATTTTTGGGAAACTTTAATATTGCAATGATTTAATTTTTCGACAAGTCCGTCAGTACCATCATTAAGTAATGGTTTAACGATTTGGGGAACAGGTTGATTGGATTTGAGATTGTGGATTAATTGTTCAGCATTATCAGAAAATTTTTGGGACATAGATCCTAATTCGTCTAATTTTTGAACGGTAAAACTCATTTTTAAAATATATATTTATTTTAAAAATAAAAATGGGATGGTTTTTTGACAAAAATTGGGAAAATTTTTGTCAAACTGATAAAAATATATTAAAATATATCTTTAATGACTATTCTGATGATTCTAATTGGTATTTATTTTATTTACTTTTTGGATTATTTTTTTTAATTATTTTTTTTTTAATAATAAATTAAAATATTAAAATAAGTATAAACAAATTATGTGTATATAAAATGTTTCAAACAAAAAAATCAAAATTTAAATCATTACTCAATCGACAATCTATCAGAATCGCTCTGCTTCCAAAAGAAGAATCAAAGAATACTATTCAATTTTCTCCAGTTGGATATTATGATGAAAATACTGATATTTATGAAATTAATAAATATGTTCTGGATTATTTTGATAAGCAAATTCAAACTATCCCTACTTTACAAGAACAAGTTATTTCGTTAACAAATTATCTCAATAAAACTAAACTTAAAATAATTGAACAAAAAGATATACAGAAACAAATTGATGAGAAGAATAAATTAATAATTACACTCCAAGAAGATCAACAGAGGCAATTATATTTAGATAAAGCTGTTCATATTTTGGAAGAATATGATGAAATTATTAAACAATATGGTAATACAATTAATCTTGGTGAAATTAAACCATTTGATCCAGATAAATTATATGTAGTTCGAGCGTTTATACATATTGCTAGTAAATATTGTCCATTAAATTTAACGATGAAACCATTCGATAAACCGGGAACGTGCTTATATTGTCGAACACCATATGTAATTGAAGATGATGGTAAATTTTCATGTTATATTTGTGATATCTATAAATCTTTTTTTATATATGAAGCAACTTATTCTGATATTAATCGAACTAATGGTACTAATAATAATAATTATACTAATAAAGAAATATTTATCAAAACGTTAAATAATTATCAAGGAAAAGAAACAGTTAGTTACCCCAAAGAATTGTATGATGATGTTGATAAATATTGTGAGACTAATGCAATTAATAAAAGCACATTGACATCTAGTTTTACTCGGTATATTTTTAAAAAATTAGGTTATTCTACATATTATAATAATATTAATTTATTTTTATATACTTATATTGATAAAACTTTACCTGATTTATCTAAATATGAAACTGATTTATCCAATGATTATGATATGTTCACTCAAACTTTTAATGAAATCAAAGGGAATGATCGAAATAGTTCGTTAAACTCACAGTATGTGTTATATATATTGATTAAACGAAGAAACATAGAATGTGAAAAACATGATTTTCAATTACCAGAAACTACATCAATATTACGATCAAGTGATGAGATGTCGAGAAAAGTTTTTGAAATGTTAGGATGGATTTTTGAAGATACCAATTAATTTATTTTTATATACTTATATTGATAAATCTTTACCTAATTTATCTAAATATGTTCACTCAAACATTTAATGATATAAATAGTTCGTTAAATACATAGTATGTAATATACATATTGATTAGAAGAAGAAACATAGAATGTGAAAAATATGATGTTCAATTACCAAAAAAGACATCAATATTACGATCGAGTGATGAGATGTTAGTTTAAATTTTTGAAGATACCAATTAATTTAAAAAAAAATGATAAAAAAAAAATTATATAGTTTGATTATTTAAAAAAGTAGAATGAATCCAAGTAATATTAAATTATCTGAAATATCACCTGAGAAATTAGTATGTAACAAGAAACCAGAACCAAGAGAAGCCAAAAATAATCCAGGTTTAAAAGTCCAACGAGCTTTTCTTCAATACAATTTTGGGACTGATAAGACACCTGAATATAAAGCACCTTATTTTGAATTAGAAATAACTTCAGCAATTATACGAAAGAAAGAGCAGCAAGGAAAGCAAGATTTTGAATGGAGTTTATTAGTATTTTTAAACCAATCAGATATGAAAGGAGGTGAAAATTTAAATAAAGGTGTATTTAATATTGTAGAAAAATACAAAATACCATTTGGGTTAGGGCCTCAATTTACAGTAAATAATATAACAAGTAATACATGTCGATCAATAGCATTTCAGCAGATGGATCAGACAACAGGAATGCCATTATCAGGGACTGATATGTTGATTATGCCAAAGATGGATAAGACATCGAGTATAACAGTAATTAAAGACTACAACCCAAAAACGAAACAGTACAAACTAGAGCCAATAGATTACACATTATTAGAAGGGAAGAAAGTGACAGCGAGTATAATTATACATGTGAGGGATATATTCAAAGGGACAGGATGTATATATCCCCAAGTATTTGTCAAGAGTGCGATGATTTTGGATGTGGGAGATCAAGAAGTGGATCATACAAAGAGTGAATATTTAAATAGTTACAATGATACAACGAATATTAATTTTGAATTATTATCAGAAAAGATTGATCAAATTAAAAATAAGAGAGACATTTCATTATTATCGACCAATCCGCAACATGGAGGATATCCATCAACAACAATGAGTCAACCACCAATACCTCAATTTCCAATTAATCCAAATGGGGGAATTGATTTAACACAACATTTGAATAACGGGCCAATCACACTCCAGAGAATTTAATTGCCAGTCATTAATAAAATTTCTTCATCTAAATTATCAGTTAAATCAGGAGTAGACGTATATTTTTTAGATTTAGTGAGTCTGATGTAAGGTTTTAATTCAAGTTCATCAGGTTGTTTAACAGTAAGTTTAAGATTATCAAAATTATGATGTAAGATATTGATAGATTCCATTAATTTATCAATTTGATTTTTAGTGGAAGGATCAATTAATTTAATGATAGAAGCCAAATGTTTTTCTAATTCAGAAATTTTTGTTTCTAATTCAGAGATGCGAGTATGGTAGTAATAACCACCACTGGTAAACCCGAGTAACATTAACATTATCATAACAGATTGTGGATCTTTAAAATCAAGATTATCCATTTTTTAAAAATAAATAATCAACGTTTAAAAATGATTATTGTTTTATTTTAAAATAAAATAAAGCAATGACATATACACTAAAAATTTTCAAATCGGACATATATTTAGAATTTCGGAGTGATTCTGTGTTAGTTGATTATTTGGATGCATTTAAACCAAGAATATATGGAAATTTACAGGATATATCAGAAGATCCAACGATATATACATTAACTAATGTTAAGGAAAAAGGAAATAGAAAAGGATTAGATAATCCAGAACAGACAGCTAAACGAATTAGAAATCTTATTACACAGATTTATGAAGGAACATATTATACTAAAAGTAAACCAGTGGAAGTAGATGACGTGGATATAGATGAAGTATCAAAAATTAATTTGACTGCTGACATGATTGAACCATTAGTAAATCGATCAATATCAAGAAGAAAAAAAGTTGAAAAATTAGATAAGCCAAAAATCAGAAGAGTTAAGCATGAAATTGTTCCGTCTGATATTATTTCAGAATTGAATAAATCAGCAATAGATCCAGATAAGACTAAATCTCACACGGTGACAACTAGACCAACAGTTAAATATAATCCTGAAAAAAGAGATCCAGGTGAAAGTGAAGCAGAATATAATAGACGCCAATTAATATACATGACATTATTAAATGAAGTAGATTTATCAGTTGAAGTATCTGATGTATTATCCCGAGTTCAAAATAATATTGATATCAAAGGTATTAGATATAACACTGGAGTAATGAATATCTTGAAGCAATATATCAATACAGATCAGGAACTACCTGACGAACCAGTTCAAAATTTATCCGACGAACCAGTGGAAAATGTATCGGATGAACTAGTGGAAAATGTATCGGATGAACTAGTGGAAAATGTATCGGATGAACCAGTGGAAAATATATCAGAGGAACCAGAGAAAAATGTATTGGAGGAACCAGAGAAAAATGTATTGGAGGAACCAGAGGAAAATGTATCTGACGAACCAGTGGAAAATGTATTGGAGGAACCAGAGGAAAATGTATTGGAGGAACCAGAGGAAAATGTATTGGAGGAACCAGAGGAAAATGTATTGGAGGAACCAGAGGAAAATGTATTGGAGGAACTAGAGGAAAATGTATTGGAGGAACCAGAGGAAAATGTATTGGAGGAACCAGAGGAAAATGTATTGGAGGAACCAGAGGAAAATGTATTGAAGGAACCAGAGGAAAATGTATTGGAGGAACCAGAGGAAAATTTATCGGACGAACTGGTGGAAGATTCTTAAATACGGATAAATATTATAAAATGAATAATCTAAGATTACCAGTGTTAGTGTATATTTCGAAGAAGGGATGTTCAGCATGTAATGGATTCACAGATGAGTGGAAAAGTATAGTGTATAGATTGGGAGGAATAGCGAGATGTGTAAGATTTGTGTGTGAGAACGATTCGAAAGTACCGCCATGTATAAGAGGGTATACATATTGGTACCCGACAGTAATACTAATTGGACCGAAAACATATTTCAAGTGTTTTACAGTTGACGACATGGTAAATAAGATGGATTATAAGGATAATTATATTATGAGGGGGATAGTGTATAATGTTGTAATGGACAAGGACAAAGCAGAATTTGGGGGATTTCCGTACACGAGTGATGCGATAATAAGTTGGTTTTATCGGGCAGTGGATATATTGGTAGATGAGTCGAGTAGTCCGATCAAATATCAGGGGAAATTTTCTTAAAAATAAATTTGGTTTAAACCCAAAAAAATGGAAAAAAAAAAGAAAAAAAGAATATAAAAAAATGACAAAAAATTTTTCATTGTATGATAAATTGAAGGTTAATGCAAATTTAATTGAAATGTCAGCAGAATTCAAGCAAAAATTAGTGAAGACGTTATCAGTATTAAACAAATACCAGAGTGAGCATATAGCATATATAATAATACATCACGCGATGATGACACAAGGTGAAAATTGTTTAATGACCAATAATAATGTAAAGGTAAAATTGCCATATGGGATCAAGATTGGAGCAGGGGGAAAGGGGATGGGAATATGTATTGATAATTTTCCAGACATACTCCAGAAAGTAATAGGGGCATATTGTCAAATTTAAAATATTGTACTGACAGTAGGGATTGTAGTAGAGATTGGAGTAGATAAAATGGGAGGAGGATTTCCAGAAACACTGATATTAGATTGATATGAATAATCAGGGATAGTATGACCAACAATACGAGGACCAACAGGGACAGTATAGGTAGGTTGGGATGGAGGGGGGATGATTGGAGGGGGAAAACAGATAGGTTTAGTGGAGACAGTAGCAACGGGGGTGAGAGTGGGAGATTTAAGGCGAGTAATATTATAAATTAAGTAGATGGTGCTAATAATAGCGACAATAACATTAAACCAGAGAAATAATTGAGCCCCAGTAACGTTTATAGTACCGCATAATTTTCCGATATTACCATTAGTTTGTGGGATATTACAAGTGGATGTGACACTATACAAGTAATAAGCACTACCAATAGAAGTAATAATGACAAAAATAATAATCATAATTCCGATGAGAGAATCTTCCTGTTGAGACACCATTTTATAATTATTTTAGAAAAATAATTATAAAAAAAAATATAAATTTCTATTTGTAAAATAAATAAAAATTTAGTATTAATAATATGATGATATTAAATGTAAATATTACCATTATAAACAACTCAAATATTTTTTATTCTATAATTATTCTGATAGATTTTTTGTATAAGTATTCTGGTATGTTTTTTTTGTATAATTATTCTAGCATGTTTATCGCTAAAATAATTATATCATCTTTATTTCTAAAATTATTCTGATATATTTTACCGTTGATATAATTATATCATCTTTATTTCTAAAATTATTATGATATATTTTTTTGTATAATTATTCTGGCATGTTTATCGCTAAAATAATTATATCATCTTTATTTCTAAAATTATTATAATATTTTTTTACTGTTGAAATAATTATAT